ACAATTGCACAATCTTTAAATAGACTAACAAATGATGGTCCCGTTCTTAGATTTGTGGGTAACGGTACGACTGCAGGCTCAGTTGGTGTTTTAAGTGGTGGTTTATCTTTTGGTACTGGTGCTTCAATGACTACTCGAATGGAAATTGATAGTGGAGGAGATGTAAAAATAAATACCGGTAGGTTAGGCCTTGGTATGGATGCTGCACAAGCATTAGATATAGAAAGAACTTCTGGGCTATCTCTTAGATTCTATAATGGTGGTAGTTTTAAAGCAGGATTACAAGCAGTAGATGGATCTGGCCAAATGATTGGAACAAGTGCTGCCAATGATTTTGCAATACGATCTCAATCAAATTTATTATTTTCATCTGGTGGTAATACAGAGCGTATGCGCATCAAGAGCGGCAACGGCCATGTTGGTATAGGCACTACAAATCCAAGATATAATCTAACTGTTGAGGGAAACAATACTACTGCTATTGGTATAGGTGTAGATAATGTAAGTGGTAGTTCTACATTAGACATTGCAGCTTTAGGAACAGGTTATGCAAATCACCAAGCGGCCGGTGGAGAAGTTTGGTTCTATTCACCAGATAATATAAACATTGGTGGAGCAACTGGTAGCACAAACAATATTAAATTTATAGCTAATAACAAAGTAAATATGCTTATTAGAGGAGATGGGACCGGCATCGATACGAACCAAACTTTTCATGCAATGCCAACTCAATCTAATCTTTCTTCTGGTCAATATGATCAAATTTGGGGACAAGCCGCAAAAGCTCATGGCTCTTTCTTGTCACCTTATATGACTTTGTCTACAAGGTATGGTTCGTGGGATGCAAACGTTGGTTGTAATGCTAGGTCTATGATAGGGCAGCAAAGTGGAGGAACAGAGCAGGCTACAGGTTATGGTGGTGGTGGAGCGAGTAATTTATATGTAGGATTTACTAGCTTAAATTGGTATCATTGGCCTTCCTCAGTTACTAATACAGTAGGAACTAATTTACCTATAACTAGCACATATCAAATGATGGTATGTGACTCTGGTGGTAACTTTAATATTAATGGTACTTACTACAATAATGCTTCAGACAGGAGACTGAAAGACAACATAACGCCTATAAGCAGTGCCTTAGATAAAGTTAAGAAATTAACAGGTAATACCTTTACATGGAAAACTGATGACTCTCTACCTATACCCGAGCAATTTGTAGGTCAAAAAGACGTAGGAGTAATTGCACAAGAAGTTCAAGAAGTAGTGCCTGAAGCAATAGGACTATCGCCTTGGGATATAGAATATAAAGAAATTGATAACCCAGACTATAAAGCTGATGCCGAACCGCCTATCCCACAAAAAATACAATCAAAGGACGTATCTTCCGAATCAGGCAATGATTATTTAACAGTCAATGAAGAAAAATTAGTTCCTTTATTAATAGAGGCAATAAAAGAATTAGAAGCTCGCGTAGCAGAATTAGAAGTATAAATAGTATAATAAACCTTGGAGAGTGAAAAGGTAAATGGCAACACAACACAATTTTAGAGTAAAAAATGGTTTGGAAGTCGCTGGTGTACAGCGCATTTCTTCTACGGGTGTTATAACTGGTACTCTGGATTCTAATACAACAGCAACAACACAATCTGCTTTAGACAACTCTACTAAAATAGCAACAACAGCTTATACAGATGCTGCAATTACTGCTGTCATTGGTGGAGCTCCAGGTACACTAGATACTCTTAACGAATTAGCAGCAGCCATTAATGATGATGATTCATATGCAACAACTCTTACTACTGCATTAGCAGGTAAGATGGCAATAGCAGGTGGAACATTTACTGGTAATGTTAATCTAACAAAAGAAACTCCTTACCTTAATCTTACAGATTCATCGGCTAGTAGAACATTAGGTGTTTTTGTTGATGACAATAATTCAGTTCTTAGATCTAGTGGTCCATTGCTTTTACAAGTTGGTACCTCATCAGCAATTACAATTGATAGTAGTAGAAGAGTTGGAATAAATCAAGTTCCTGGAGCAAATAATTTTGCTTTACAAGTTCAAGGAGTGCAAACAGACGGTTCAGATGCTAGATCAGTTAAGATTAAGGGGTTTGGATCACAAACTAGTATTGGAAGTACTGGTCCAACATTAGTTATACAGAATGCTAATACTACAGCAAATAATTATGCTAAATTAAGTTTTGAATCAGGTAGTGCCGGAGAAACTGTTTCTATTAATGCACAGAATATAGACCATACAAATCATTATGGTGATATGGCATTTAATACTAGAGGTTCCAGTGGATACTATGAAAAGATGCGTATTACTTCAAATGGTATAATTGATATTAATAAAGCAGGTAGCTTTTCTTCTTATCCAACAGGCTCTCAGTTAAATGTATATGCAAATGGAGAAGGAATTAGATTAGACGGATCCGGTGCCACATCAAGAAATATTAGATTTAGAAATGTTAGTGATGCCAATCCGGGTGTTATTATAGCTGATGGTAGTTTAAAATTAGAAACAGAAGATGCAAATACAGATATACGATTAAGTGCTGTACGAGACATAGAGTATCAAGTAACTTCAGGAAATAGTACAGCAGGTTTCCATTATTTTAAATCATATAATACTTACATAATGGCAATTGATGGAGGAAATAATCGAGTTGGTATTAATACAACACTTCCATCATCTGAACTACATGTTAATAAAGCAAACGCTGATTCTAAAATACTAATTCAGTCAACTGGTGCAGGCAATGATGCAAAATTATCATTTTTAACGCATCAAAATGGTCGAACAATGTATGTTGATGACAGTGATGGTAATAAGCTTCATGTTGCTACTGGATATGGAGAAGCGAATGTTCGCGATACTGTTTTTGATAATGAAGGTAGAGTTGGTATTCGACAAACTGATATTGCTGATACATTACATGTCAGTTCAGTTGATGATGCTCAACATTTAAGATTTAGAGCAGAAAATGGACAAATTCCAAGAATAGCATCCTTTTCAGGAACATCTGCGGGTGGTGCTCAACAAATGGATATATCTGCAAGTAGAGTTAGATTTGAAACAGGAAGTACTTATGGCGGTAAATCAGTTATAGATGGTAAAGGTAGATTTACTGGTAGAGTCATGGACATGGTTAATGTTGGTTCTGATGATTGGAGTGACAGTTGCTATTACAACGATCCGGCCGGTGGAGGTATATTTGGATATGGAACAGGCGGATCTTTAGGTGGATATTCTGTAAATGCTCAGAGTGGGCAAGCTGCATATTGGTATGCTGGATTATCTTTTTCAGGATATGTTACTTGGATTCCTCCCGTTTATATGCCATATTCAATTGGACAAGTTTATGGATTAAGCTGTACTTTATGGTGTCATCATGCAAATACTGCTGGTACCGCAGTTCAATATGTTGGATGTATTGGATATGATTCTAATTTTAACTTTATGAATCATGACGCAATAGGAACATATCAATATAATTTAGCTTCTTCTGCATCATATGCTGCACAAACTAGATATCACATGGATGTAACACTAAAAGGATGGAATGATAATGGACAGTCTGATGGAAACAAAATGGATAGAGGAACGGTTTATATAAGACCAATGATGTTAATTAATTATCCTTGGAGTAGTTCTTCTGGAGGCACAACTCCATTGGTTGTAATGGAATCTTTCACTATGGGTCCAAAACATACAATATCAGATAATGATTCAAACTCGGGAACAAATTACTAATGGCTACACAACAACAAATAACATTTGAATGGAAAATACCAGAAATAATATGGAATGAAAATGGTGTAATCCAAGAAGTAAAATGGGAATACCATGGAACAAAAGGTACATATACAACTAAATTATTTGGTCGACATTTTATAACTGGTGATCATACAAAGGAAGGTTTTATTTCACAGCCTGATGTTGTAAAAGACGATGTTATTCAATGGATAGAAAATGATTTTAGTAGACAAATAGAATTTGACGATGATATAAGAGCAATGATTGCTGGACCAGATCAAACTATAGAAGATATACCGGACCCAGAGCCAAGATTAGTTCAAATGAAAAGAGAAATTACAGGAACAATTACTGCACAAGAAGAAGCTCCTTTAAGAGAAAGTAGGAGTTTAGAATAATATGTCAAATACAAAACTACCAGCGCGATTATTAGATACATCAGCAGTCCCGGCGTTAAACGTTACTGGGGATTTGACTGTGGACACTACTACATTAAAAGTAGATTCTACTAATAATAGAGTTGGTATAGGAGCTGTATCACCAGCTTCTAAACTACATATAAAAAATACTGCTTCTGAAGATACAGCAATTATTTTAGAAAATACTAATAATGCTCAGAATTTAAATATTGATTATTATAGTAATGCTGGTTCAGTACAAAGTAGAATAAATTATGCAGAAGGTCCAGCATCTTGGAACTTTATTCCAAATACATCTAATGGTAATAGCGCGTTATATATTAATTATTCAGGTAATATTGGTATTGGAGAAACATCTCCATCAGCAAAACTTCATATTAAAAAGGCTGCTGCAACAACTCAACATTATGATTCATATGCAACACTCATTGTTGAAGATCCAGAATCACGAATACAAATTGTAGCAACTGATGGAGGAAGCAATGCATCAGCTTTATTACTTACTAATGAAGAAAAGCATTGGGGAGTAGTTCATCATGGACCTAGTGAAAATAATACTTTTGGTATTGGATATTATGCAAGTAGCTCGTCCGGTGTTGATATTGCTGATTCACTAAGTAGTCCTTTCACTATTACTACAGGTGGCTTTGTTGGTATTGGTACAGATAATCCAAGTGCTAGTTTAACTATAGATGGTGATTCGGGTACTCAAGGTAGTGTTAGAATTGTGCCAGATACTAGCAAAGGAAATCAAGTTTCTCATATTCATTATGGTGGAACAGGTGATTGGTATATTAGATCTGCAGGCACTTCAGGAAATGTAGTAATACAGGATAGTGGTGGTAATGTTGGTATTGGTACTGCCACTCCAGGAACAGCAAAGCTTAATGTAACTGCAGGATCGAGTGCTAACACCACTATTAAATTTGGTTCGCACTTTGATACCAAGGTACAAATACAAGCTACGGCTACAGCATCTGGAATGCTTCAATTTTTAAACGCCTCTGGCACTTCCAAAATAAGTTTGGGATATCGGGACGATGGAACTGGCGGCGATGGTCAATTTAGAATCAGACACGCAGGAACACTAGACACTGCAGGGCCGATGATAAATATGGCAACGAATGGCGCTGTATCTGTAGTCACAGATACAAGTGCAGCTCCTGTTGGTAATAGTCATGCACAGCTAACTGTTAAAACAACAACAAACGCAAATCCTGCTTATGCGGTATTAGCCTTTGATTCAGGGGTCGGTAGGCTCGGAGTCATAGAAGGGCAACAAAGAGCGGGAGGATCAGCTGGTTATGGACATATATCAACAATAGTAAATAATGGCCAATCAGGCTCTGGTGCTATGGTAAGAGCAATTACCGCTAATTACACTGGTAAGGTTGGTGTAGGTAAGGGCCATAGCATTACACCAGATATGAATTTAGAAGTTTATGCATATAATGAAACTTCTCAATGGACAAGTTCCGGATCATATCATGGTGGTACACAAGCATTTGGAATTTTATCAAATTCTCCTCCAGCACCCGTAGCAGGTGATTATGGTTATTTCAAAGATTTTTGGTATTATATGGTTGGTAACACAAGTCATACAATGGTGTGGGATAATGCAGATAGTTATTTTAATGCTGAAGTTATGCTAGTTGCAGCATGTACCAATGGTGGTGCTCATAATAATATTTTCTGTAGAGGTTTTTGGAGTAATAATCATACTTCTCATAGATTTGATGGTATTGAAGGTTTTAGAACAGCTTCAAGTACAAGTAGTTTCGAAACAACACAAAACTCCGCTGGAGCTGGAGGTATTGGTGGATTAACTAATGGTGACTATTTTACTTTTACTGCTTCACAAGGGACAAATGCATCTAATAGTGGAAAATTAACAATTGTTCATTCGTATCCGGGTGCATCATTTTATGGTGCTAAAATAAGATTGAGAGTTTTCTTTGGACAATTTAATGGACATAGTAGTACATCATAGGAGATATAATGGCAATTAAAAAAACAACCGCACATGAAATAATTGATTCGCAAGAAAATGTATGGCCTCCAGCAATGATACAAAATGGCGAATGGGTAAATCAAAATATTGATAATTTACCCGATGAAGTTAAAACCGAAGCAGAAACATTATGGACGGAAAGTAATATAAATCACTTTAAATCAGTAATGGAAGCTGGTGAAGAAGGAACTATAATAGAATAAATATAATGTATAAATAGTATTATGGCAAAACCAAATAGCAGATCAACATTAATTCAATATTGCAAAAGGGCTCTAGGGCATCCTGTAATAGAAATAAATGTGGATGATGACCAGGTAGATGATAGAGTAGATGAGGCTTTACAGTTTTATCAAGAGTATCATGCTGATGCCGTAGAAAAAGTTTATTTAAAGCACTTAGTTACTAAAACAGATCAAGCTAATGGTTATATAACAATACCAGATTTAGTTACAAATGTTGTGCGACTAATGCCGCTTCAAGAATCTAATTTATCAAATAATATGTTTGATATTAAATATCAAGTTATGTTAAATGACATGCATAGCTTAGGTTTCATGGGTCAAATGTATGATTTTAAAATGAAGATGAATCATCTAGCTATGTTGGATATGATACTAGATGCAGATGAAAAACATGTAGATTTTAATAGACATCAAAATAGATTACATGTACACATGGATTGGGATGTCGATACTGATACACCAGCAGACGAAACTATAACAGTAAAAGTAATAGCTACAGGCGCTGGAAATAAATATACAGTTAATGGCGTTGAAACCGGAAGCTTAGCTTTATCCATTGGTGGAACATATACATTCGATCAATCAGATGCTTCTAATAATGGTCATCCATTTAGATTTAGTATTACAGAAAATGGAACACATGCAAGTGGTACTGAGTATACCACAGGTGTGACAACTAATGGAACACCCGGACAAGCCGGAGCATATACTAGAATTGTTGTAACAGAATCAACTCCTACATTATATTACTATTGTGCTAATCATAGTGCAATGGGTGGAAATGCCAAACTTACACCAGAATTAACTCCTGGTAAATTTACTTATTTAGTTATTGAATGTTATCGTATAGTAGATCCAGATACATTTACTGATGTATATAATGATTACTATTTAAAACGTTATGCAACTGCTTTAATAAAACACCAATGGGGTATTAACTTATTAAAATTCGAAGGTATGCAAATGCCAGGTGGTGTTACCTTTAATGGCCGACAAATCTTCGACGATGCAAGAGAAGAAATCGAAAAGCTTACTGAAGAAGCTAGGCTTAATTGGGAAGAACCTATCGATTTTTATACGGGATAGATTATGCCTAGAAATGTATACTTTTCTCAGGCCGTAAGATCCGAACAAAATCTTTACGAAGATTTAATCATTGAATCACTTAAAATATACGGTCAAGATCTTTTTTACTTACCAAGAGAAATAGTAAGTACTGATACTATATTGGGAGAAGATCGTGCATCTAAGTTTGATGATGCATTTATGATTGAAGGTTATATTGAAGGTACAGAAGGATTTGAAGGTCAAGGAGATTTATATTCTAAATTTGGTTTAGAAGTAAGAGATGAAGTTAACTTTGTAATATCTAGAAAAGTATGGGATAGATATATTGGATTTGATGGTGGAGATAGACCAAAAGAAGGTGATCTAATATTTTTACCACTATCCAATAAATTTTTTGAAGTTATGTTTGTGGAACATGAGCAACCATTCTATCAATTATCTAATTTACCAGTATATAGGTTACAATGTGCTCTATATGAATATAATGATGAAGACTTTGATACTGGTGTTGATATTTTAGATCAAATAGAAGTAACTGATTCTTATCAAGTAACTTTAGAATATTCTACAACCGGCAATAATCATTTAGAACAAGGTGAACTAGTTACACAAAATCTTACCTTTAATGCTGGTGGTGATGTATTAACAAGCGTATTTGGAACAGTACAAGTAGTAGAAAAACTATCAGCCACTGGTGGTAGAATTCAAGTATCAAATATTGGAGTAACTGGAGTTGCTGAAGCTAGAGACTTTATTGTTTCATCTACTCTTACATTAACTGGAGCTGAATCAGCTAAAACAGTAACTATAACAAAAGTATACGATATTGGAGATAATAGTCCTTTCGTAGATCCTACTGATAGCCAGGGAGAAAATGTTGCATTTGAAGTTGCAGCAGACGGATTCCTTGACTTTACAGAGGCTAACCCATTTGGAGATCCATCGGATAATTTCTAATGTTTGGAAGTCATTTTTATCACGCAACAGTTAGAAAGTCAGTAGCCGTTTTTGGTACACTTTTTAACAATATAACTGTCATACGTAAAGATGGCAGTGGTGGTATATTAAATCAAGTAAAAGTTCCGTTGGCTTATGGTCCTAAACAAAAATTTCTTGCAAGATTAAATGAAGATTTAGACAATCAATCATTGGCTTTAAAAATGCCAAGAATGGCTTTTGAAATTACTAGTCTTGATATTGATTTAAATCAAAAACAAAATAAAAGAAATAAAATAACAAATGCTAGTACCGATACTTCTAAAAGAGATAAAATAGATTTTCAAGTGCCATATAATATTGGTATGGAATTAACCATCATGGCTAAGAACCAAGATGATGGATTACAAATATTAGAACAAATCATACCATTCTTTCAACCAGATTATACAGTATCAATTAAACCTATTGATGGATGGACTACATTTACGCAAGATGTTCCCATAGTTTTAAATTCAGTTACGTTTAATGATGATTACGAAGCAGACTTTATAACTCGTAGAGTACTAACGTATACTCTTGGCTTTACAATGAAAATGACTTTTTATAGTTCTAAAGGGTCACAAGGTGTTATTAAAGAAATTGATATTGATTATATTAATCAAGCAAATACTACACAAGAATTTCAAAGTAGTACATATAAAATAGATCCAACCACGGCAGTTGAAAGCGATACTTTAGTAACAGGTACACCAGGATCGGGACAATATAGAATTGTTACAACAACTGATTTTATTAATCATCCAGAATCAGGAACAATTAATTTACCAGCATCTATAAGTGGAACATTTAGCGTTGGTGAAATAGTAACTGGAAGTTCTTCTGGAACAACTTTTAAAATTGGTACATTTACTCCAATAATAGAAGGTGGTAATATTGTTAGAAATACTATTGGATTTAATAGCGCAAGTGGATATTTGCATCCTGGTGAAACTTTAACTGGTGCCACATCAAATGCTTCAACAACATTAACAAGTTACGTGTAATGAATAATAAAGATAAAATATCAGAAAGACTAGCTAAAAATTTACCACAAAAGGTAAAGGAAAAAACAGAGTTAGCAAGTATACCTATTGACAAAAAAGATATAAAAGATGATTATGAGTTTTCTAGAGAAACATATAAAGATCTTATTCGTACCGGTACTTTGTCTATGGATGCTATGGCTGAACTAGCTAGAGAATCAGAACACCCAAGAGCTTTCGAAGTGTTATCAAACCATATTAAAAATATGGGTGAAGTGACCGATAAATTAATGAAACTTCAAAAGGCCAAACAGGACCTAAATCAAGATAACGACAGAAAAGTGACGAATAATAATGTTTTTGTTGGTAGTACTACAGACCTACAAAGAATGTTATTAAATAAGGATAATGTAATAGATGTCGAACCAAATAAAGAATAACGAGTTTGGATACTTAGGTAATCCATCCGTTAAACGTGATGGTGTCCAAAGCGAATTTACAAAAGAACAAGTAAACGAATACATGAAATGTATGAAGGATCCTTCATATTTTGCTCGTAAATATATTAAAATAGTTTCTTTGGATGAAGGTTTAGTTCCATTTGATTTATATGATTATCAAGAAAAAATGTTTAAACATTTTAATGATAATAGATTTAGTGTAGTATTGGCATGTAGGCAAAGTGGTAAATCCATTTCTTCTGTTGTATACTTATTATGGTATGCATGTTTTCATCCAGAAAAAACAATTGCAATATTAGCTAACAAAGGTGCAGTGGCAAGAGAAATGTTAGCTCGTATAACTTTAGCACTAGAAAATTTACCGTTCTTTTTACAACCCGGATGTAAAGCTTTAAATAAAGGTTCTATTGAATTTAGTAATAATAGTAGAATAATAGCTGCAGCAACTTCTGGTAGTTCAATCAGGGGATTATCAATTAATCTTTTATTTTTAGATGAGTTTGCTTTTGTTGAAAACGATGCACAATTCTATACTTCAACTTATCCTGTTATATCTGCTGGTAAAGAAACACAAATTATAATTTGTTCAACGGCAAATGGAGTTGGTAATGTATACCATAAAATATGGGAAGGTGCAGTAACAGATACAAATGAATTTAAACCATTCAGAGTAGATTGGTGGGATGTTCCGGGAAGAGATGAAAAATGGAAACAAACCACTATAGCCAATACATCTGAATTGCAATTTGAACAAGAGTTTGGAAATACATTCCATGGAAGAGGAAATACCTTAATTGCAGCAAATCACTTATTAGCACAAAAGGCTAGAGATCCAATTGAATATAAAGAAAATACTTATGTTTATAAAACACCAATTAAAGAACATGACTATATATTAACCGTTGATGTAGCTAAGGGAAGAGGGCAAGATTATAGTACCTTTACAGTTATTGATGTAACTTCAGATCCATTTGAACAAGTTTGTGTATTTAGAGATAATAATATATCTCCTATGTTATTACCAGATATAGTATACAAATATGCAAAGATATATAATGAAGCATACATAATTGTAGAATCAAATGATCAAGGTAGTGTTGTATGTAATGGATTATATTACGATTTAGAATATGAAAATATGTTTGTAGAATCTGCTGTAAAGGCTAATGCAATTGGTGCTACAATGACTAGACGAGTAAAACGTATAGGTTGTTCTACAATAAAAGATTTAGTTGAACAAAAAAAGTTAGTAATACACGATGCTCAAACAATTATAGAAATGACAACATTTGTAGCTAAGGGAAATAGCTTTATGGCTATGGCTCCAAACCATGATGATTTAATGATGAATTTAGTATTGTTTGCTTGGTTTACTACAACTGATATATTTCAATCTATATCAGATATTGATATGAAAAATATGTTATATAAAGAACAATTAAAAGCTATACAAGACGATATGATTCCATTTGGATTTATAGAAAATGGAATTGATGAAGGACATAAAACATTTAAAGATAAAGATGGAAATGTATGGTTTGAAGAAGAGACATACAATACAGGCAGGTTCTAGAGTTTATTTATATTATAAATAATAACGATTGAATTAAAAACCGTATTATGTTAACTTAATATATAAACCTTAATGAGAGGATAAAGCGATGGCATTTCAAGTATCACCCGGAGTTCAAGTCAAAGAAATTGATGCGACTTCCGTAGTACCTGCTGTTTCTACCAGTATTGGTGGATTCGCCGGTGCCTTTAATTGGGGACCTGTAGAACAAGTTGTAACTGTTGGATCTGAAAAAGAACTAGCAGCAGAATTTGGTTCACCAGACGATAATACAGCTTTATATTTTTTAACTGCAGCATCATTCTTAAAGTATGGTAATGCATTAAAAGTTGTAAGGGCTGCTACTGGCAATAAAAATGCCACGGCTGACGGAACAGGTTTACTAATTAAAAACGATGATGATTATGTTGATAACTATGCTGCCGGAAGTAATTCTAAAGGACAATGGGCTGCAAAATTCCCAGGAATTTTAGGAAATAGCTTAAAGGTAGAAATGGCTACAGCTGATATTACCGACACCAATTTTAATAATTGGCAGTATGCAGGTAATTTTAACACTAAGCCAGGGACATCAGAATTTGCTGAAAATTTAGGTAAGAGCGCAACTTTCAATGATGAAGTTCATGTAGTAGTCGTAGACGAAGATGGATTAATCAGTGGAAAAGCTAATACCGTATTGGAAGTATTTTCATTTATGTCTATAGGTTCTGATGCAAAAGCTAGTGATGGAACATCTAACTATTATGTAGATGTTATCAATGCTGGTTCAAATTACATCAGATGGATGGATCATAATACATCATTGCTTTCTGCAGGTAGTGCACTTTCAGGACTATCTAGCTTATCAGGAACTATAACTGCTGTAGATTCCGACAGTTTATCTGGCGGAACAGATGACAATGCTCCAACAACTGGAGAATTGGCAACTGCTTATGACTTATTAGAAGATGGAGAAACTGTAGATGTAAATTTACTTTTTGCAGTTCCAGATGCTAATAACTCTTCTAGTATAGCAAATGATTTAATATCAATTGCAGGTTCTAGAAAAGATTGCATGGCGTTTGTTTCACCTCCAATTGCAGACACACAAGGATCTTCAAGTCCTGCTGCTGATGTAATTGCATGGTGTAAAGGAACGGATGCTGGTCATGATGGAGTAACTTCAAGTTCTTATGCTGCAGTTGATTCTTCAGCTCTTTACGTATATGACAAATACAATGATGTATTTAGATATATTGGAGCTGCTGGTCATATGGCTGGTTTATGTGCTAATACTGATTCAGTAGCTGATGCATGGTTTTCACCCGCTGGTGTAAATCGTGGTCAATTACTTGGAGTAACTAAATTAGCATTTAATCCTAAGCAAGCTGATAGAGATGCTCTTTACAAAGAGAGGATCAACCCACTAGTATCACTTCCGGGACAAGGAACTATTCTCTTCGGAGATAAAACATTATTAAGCAAACCTTCTGCATTTGATAGAATCAATGTACGAAGATTGTTTAATACATTAGAAAAAGCAATCTCAACTGCGGCTAAAGCTCAGTTATTTGAATTTAACGATGAGTTCACAAGAGCTCAATTCAAAAACTTAGTTGAACCATTTTTGAGAGATGTTAAAGGGCGTAGAGGACTAACGGATTTCCTAGTCGTTTGCGATAGTACTAACAATACAAGTCAAGTAGTAGACTCAAATCAATTTGTAGCTGACATTTTTGTTAAGCCTGCAAGATCGATTAACTTTATTACATTGAACTTCGTAGCAACAAGAACTGGGGTCGAGTTTACCGAGATCGCCGGTACTTCAGCGTAATAGGAGGACATCATGGCAATATTAGGAGTAGATGATTTTAAATCTAAACTAACAGGTGGTGGAGCTCGAGCTAATTTATTTAAAGCGACAGTTAACTTCCCTAGTTATGTGGCTACTAGTGATGTAGAATTAACTTCTTTCTTATGTAAAGGAGTGCAAATTCCATCATCAGTAATAGCACCTATTACCATTCCATTTAGAGGCAGACAGCTTCAGATGGCTGGAGATAGAACATTCGAACCATTGTCATTGACAGTAATCAATGATGCTAATTTCGTTGTTAGAAATGCGTTCGAATCTTGGGCTAATGGTATAAACAACTTTGCAGAAAATACTGGTCTTGCAGACATGAATGATTATGTTTGTGACGTAGTAATTGAACAGCTTAATAAAGCTGGTGAAACTACTAAAAAGTATGACTTCCGTGGATGTTGGCCTTCAAATGTTTCAACTATCGATTTAAATTACGATAGTGAAAACACTATTGAAGAATTTACCGTTGAACTACAAGTTCAATACTGGGAATCTAACACCACAACTTAAGTGGTATAAATATTAGATGAGGGGAATTAATTTTCCCCTCTGATAATATAGGATAATAATATGGCAGAATTTTTCGGATTCGAAATTAATAGAAAAACGGGCAAAAGGGCTGAACCAGTCTCAATTGTTCCTAGTACCGATGCGGATGGCGCTGGAGTTATTAACTCAGGTGGTCACTTTGGTGCGTATCTTGACATGGATAATGATAAGGCTCAAAATGAGGTTGAGCAATTACTTAAGTATAGAGATATAGCTTCACAACCTGAGTGTGATGCAGCAATTGAAGATATAGTAAATGAATCTATTGTAGGTGATCACGATGAAGCACCAGTAAATATCGTATTAGATAAATTAGATATATCTGACCAATTAAAAGATATGGTTAGAGAAGAGTTTGATAATGTATTAAGGTTAATGCAATTCAATCAATACGCACATGATATATTCAGAAAGTGGTATATTGATGGTAGATTACCTTATCACGTAATAGTAAATGAAAGCAATCCAAAAGCTGGAATAAAAGAATTAAGATATATTGATCCCATTCAACTACGTAAAATAAAAGAAGTTGAAGAAAAACAAGATCCTAAAACCGGCGCTAAATTAATTGTAAAACAATCAGAGTATTTTTTATTTCAAGATAAAAAAATGAATACTGCTGAGCAAGGATTAAAAATACATCCTGATGCTATTATATACACAACATCAGGAATGTTAGACGCTGGTCGTAAAAGAATACTGTCTTATTTACATAAGGCAATAAAACCTGTAAACCAATTAAGAATGATGGAAGATTCTTTGGTTATATACAGGATATCAAGAGCTCCAGAACGTAGAATATTTTATATTGATGTAGGTAACTTGCCAAAAGGTAAAGCAGAAGAATACCTAAGAAATATTATGAATCAATATAGAAATAAATTGGTTTATGATGCAGCAACAGGAGATATTAAAGATGATAAGAAGCATATGTCAATGCTCGAAGATTTCTTCTTACCGCGTAGAGAAGGTGGTAGAGGTACAGAAATATCGACCTTACCCGGAGGAGAAAACCTGGGCCAGATCGACGACATCATATATTTCCAGAAAAAATTATACAGGTCCCTTAACGTACCAATTAACAGGCTCGAACAAGAAGCTCAATTTAGTTTAGGGCGAACAACAGAAATATCTAGAGATGAAGTTAAATTTAAAAAATTTATTGATAGATTAAGAAAAAGATTTTCCGATGTGTTTATGCAAGCACTTAAAACTCAACTATTACTTAAAGGTGTAATAACCAATAAGGATTGGGATGAGTGGAAAGAAACAATTGTTTTTGATTTTATTGAAGACAATTACTTTAGTGAACTTAAAGAATCAGAAATGATTAGAGAAAGGTTCGAATTGATTGCTTCAGTCGATGAATATGTAGGTAAATACATATCTAACGAATGGGTAAGAAAAAATATTTTACGTCAAACAGACGAAGATATTGAAGACATTAATAAACAGATAGAAGATGAAGGTGGTGATGAAGACGACCTTGATATTGACATCTAGAAAACTTAAATATTATAAATATATATTGACGAGGATTTTGAATGAGTATAGAAAACTTAATTAAAAACATTGGTGATGGCGAACACGTCGCAGCCGGTAAGGACTTTGAATCCATAATAGGCAGTAAACTTTCTGCTGCTTTGGATGCAAAGAAAATAGAAGTTGCTTCTAGGATTGGTAAAAAAATACCAGAAGCTGAAGAAGAACAAGAAGAAGTCGTAGATACCGAGGAAGGTTAATGAAACTAATATCAGAATACGTAAGCAATAATTTAAACGTAATGACTGAAGCCAAAAAGAATGGTGACAAAAATTATATTATTGAAGGCGTATTCATGCAGGCCGAAAAGAAAAATAGAAACGGTCGTGTCTACGAAAAAAAGATTTTAGAATCTGCTCTTAAAAAATATGTTGATGAGCAGGTTTCGCAAGGTAGAGCTGTTGGAGAATTAAATCATCCGGAAGGACCAACAGTAAACCTTGACAAAGTTTCTCATAAAATCACAAACCTGGAATTCCAGGGGAATGATGTTTATGGAAAAGCATCAATTCTTAAAACCCCTATGGGGAAGATCGTAGAAGGTCTTCTTGAAGGTGGAGTTAAGCTTGGTGTATCTAGTCGTGGTATGGGAACTCTTGAGAATAAAGGAGGTACTATGTACGTGAAGGATGACTTTATGTTAGCTTCCGTGGACATAGTCCAAGATCCCTCCGCTCCATCAGCGTTTGTTAACGGTGTTATGGAAGGAGTTGAATGGATATGGAACAATGGTATCTTACAACCTCAAGAAATTGAAAAAATTGAGACTGAAATAAAACGTACTCCTAGCAAGCATTTAGCTGAAGCAGAGATTAAAGCGTTTAAAAATTTCCTCTCTAAACTTTAATAAACTCAAAACTTAAGAGGACAATAAAATGTCAATGACAGATGAAATTAAAAAAGTTGTCGCTGAAAGCGTTGAAAACGAATCAGTAACTGAGGAAGAAATCTCTGAAGTTGCAGATGAAGTTGTTGAAGAGGAAGTTGAAGTTACATCAGAAGCTGAATCCGATGAATCTTTGGATGAAATGAAAAACGGTCATGATAAGAAAAAATTGAAGGCCGGTTATCATAAAGAAGAAGAGGAAGAGGACGATGAGGAAGAAGAAGTCGACGAGCAATCTGAAGACGAAGAAGACGATGACGACGAAGTCGAAGAAGTCGCAATTCCTAAAACTAAAGCTGGTGTAATTAATGCTGCTCTAGAAATGCTAAAGAAAGCGAAGAAGAACGAAGCGCAACAGTTGTTCGCTAAGATGGTGAAAATGTCTGAGTCTGAGGACGAAGGTGGAATGGTTGCTAAAGCATCCGGTGTTACAAAGAAAGTTGCCGATCCAAAAGCTAAAGGTGGATCTGGTAAAATGGAAGATGTAGACTGGAGCGAAGACCTGGATATCTTAGTTGCAGAGGAAGCCACACTATCAGATGGATTCCGTGATAAAGCTGGTGCTATTTTCGAAGCTGCTTACAAATCAAAAGTAAGTGCTGAGATTGATAGACTAGAATCAGAATATGCGCAAAATCTTGAGTCTGAAGTAACAGACCTAAATGAATCACTTGTTAATAAAGTAGATTCATATCTTAACTACGTAGTTGAGAATTGGGTTAAAGAAAACGAAGTTGCAATCGAGCAAGGTCTTAGGACTGAAATCGCTGAGCAATTTATGGATTCTTTACAATCAGTATTCAAGGAACATTACATTGAAGTTCCTGAAGGTAAAGCTGACCTGATCGACGATCTAGCTGATCAAGTTGCGGAACTAGAAGAACAACTCAATAAAACCACAGAAGATAATATTCAATTACACGAGAAGGCTCAATCTTTCGAAAGAGCTGACGTTGTAAGAAGACAATCTTCGGGCTTGGCAGCAACAGAAGCAGAAAAGCTAGCATCTTTAGTTGAAGATATAGATTTTGATGACGCTGAAACTTTTGAAATGAAAGTTAAAACCGTCAAAGAATCTTACTTTGAAAAAGAAATTAGCGAATCTGTAGATGAAGCTGATGCACTAGTTGGAGAAGAGGAAGCACCAGTTGCTAACTCTGATGTAATGAATGCATATACTCAAGCTATTAGTAAACACATTAAATAAACTCATAGAGGTAAAACAAAATGTTTAGTGCAGACGAAAAATTAATGGAGAAATGGTCTCCAGTATTGGAGCATCAAGATGTTCCAAATATCGATGATCGATATAAAAAGGCTGTTACTGCAAGACTTCTTGAAAACCAAGAAGTTGCTCTAAGGGAAGAAAGAGTACAACAAAGTTTTGGCGCAATTTCTGAGGCAGCTCCTGCTAACGCAACTGGCTCTAACATTGCTAACTTTGATCCCGTACTAATTTCTTTAGTTAGACGTGCAATGCCTAACCTTATTGCTTATGATATCGCTGGCGTACAGCCAATGAGTGGACCTACTGGTCTTATCTTTGCAATGAAATCTAAGTTCTCTACCCAGGGTGGTACTGAAGCTTTATTCAATGAAGCTGATACTGACTTCTCAGGTGCTGGAACACATGAAGCTGATCCATCAGGTTTAGTTGGAGCCACTGACTCAGACGGCAACGACGGACTTGCAGATGAAGAGGCTATCTCAGCTGGTAATACAACATCAGGGTTTGGTACTGGTGATACTACTGCGAACGCTGAAAAGCGTGGAAGTGGTGACAGTGGAGATCCTACATTTGGCGAAATGGCTTTCTCAATTGAGAAATCAACTGTGACAGCTAAAGCCAGAGCTCTTAAAGCTGAATACACAATGGAATTGGCTCAAGACCTTAAAGCAATCCACGGGTTGGATGCTGAAGGTGAATTGGCTAATATCCTATCTGCTGAAATCTTAGCTGAAATCAACAGAGAAGTTGTTAGAACAGTTTTAACAAAAGCTAAAATCGGTGCTCTACAATCAAACGTAGCTTTAAAAGGTGTGTTTGATGTACATACTGATTCAGATGGTCGTTGGATGGTTGAAAAATTCAAGGGTCTAATCATGCAACTCGAAAGAGAAGCTAACATTATTGCTAAAGAAACAAGACGTGGAAAAGGTAACTATGTTATCGTTTCTTCTGACGTTGCTTCAGCTTTAGCTGCTTCAGGCATGATGGATTACACTCCTGCAATGTCAACTAACCTTAACGTTGATGACACAGGTAATACTTTTGCTGGTGTTCTTAACGGAAGGATGAAGGTTTACATTGATCCTTATGCAACTGGCGATTACGCTTGCGTAGGATACAGAGGTCCTAATCCTTATGACGCTGGTCTTTTCTATTGCCCATACGTTCCTTTAACTATGGTTAAAGCAATTGGTGAGAATGACTTCCAGCCAAGAATCGGATTCAAAACAAGATATGGAATGGTTGCTAACCCATTCGTCGCTGCTGACGGAACTGGCGCAAACAGAGCCAACCCATACTTCAGAATCTTCAGAGTTGACGACATTATGGTAGATAGCTAAAATCTACTGATCGTTAATACGATTCAACTAAAGGGACTCTTCGGGGTCCCTTTTTTTATGGAAGAATATAATTGTTTCCTTAAAGGAATACAATATTGTGTATAAATATAATTATAGAATATATCAACATATAAACGGAGATTATAATACATGAACGCTATCATAGGTTTACGTAATAAATTTTTATGGTTAGGATATCAAGCTGCTCGACCCTTGATATTTTTGATGGAGCCAGAACAAGCACACTATTCTTTAAAAAGAGTTGGGGTTTTTCTTGGCAGATTTTGGGTATTTCGAAAATTAACAAGTTTACTATTTAATTACGAACATAAGAGTTTGAATATAACAGTAGATGGAATTGATTATAGAAACCCAGTCGGGCTTTCAGCTGGATTTGATAAGGACGGTGAGTTAACAAAAATATATCCATCACTTGGATTTGGATTAGCTGAACTTGGTTCTTTTACTGGAGAAATTTGTCCAGGAAATCCAGGTAAAAGATTATTTAGAATGATTAAATCAAGAGCCATTGTTGTATGGTATGGTTTAAATAATGAAGGATCTGAAAAAATATCATCTAGGTTAAAAGGTGAAGATTTTGGAAAACTTAGAGTAGGTATTAATGCTGCAAATTCTAATCTTACTCCTGAATTTGTTTTAGAAGATTCAATATCAGATTATCTTAAAACAATGAAACTATTTAAAGATGTTGGTGACTATTATGATATTAATATTAGTTGTCCCAATACACAAGATGGTGAACCATTTGTTGATAAGAAAAACTTAGATGCTTTATTGACTGCAGTTAATAAAGAAATTAGACCAATAAGTAATAAACCAATTTATGTTAAATTAGCAGCTGATATGAATTTAGATGAAATTAATACAATTGTTGATGCATGTGTAGAACATAAAATGGATGGAGTTGTATGTACTAATTTGGCAAAGCCTCAATATAATAGTGAACACCGGCCTGAAGAATATCCAACAGTAGATGGAAGACTTCCAGCTGGCAAAGGCGCTATGAGCGGCTTACCATTACAACGTATTTCTACAAATGTAATTAGGCATGTATATAGAAGGACTAAAGGTAAACTTACAATTATAGGTGTGGGTGGTATATTTAGTGCAAAAGATGCTTATGAAAAAATTACTTCAGGCGCTAGTCTATTGCATATGATTACAACAATGATATTTGATGGACCTCAAAACATTAATGAAATTAATAGAGGATTGGTAAAATTATTAAAAGCCGATGGATTCGATTCATTAGAACAGGCTGTAGGATCGAGGAACCCTATACCAAACAGATGAAATATATTATTTTTGGTCTAATTTTTATTCCCTGGGAAATCCCACTAATTCTATTATTAGCTTATTTATTTGTATAAATAGATATATGAGTAAAAAAAGTAGAATTGACATAATAGGTCAAAATGGAAACACCGGAGAGCACTATGATGAAGTGCCACTCAATCAGCCACGACCAGCCGATGGAAGATGGAATTGGTGGGGACTAGCGGAAGAAGAGGACGAAGAAGATGGCTCTAACGACGAATAAAAACTTTTTAAGTCCAGTTGGATTTACATTTAAATTAGACGCTACTAATTTCGCAAATACCGAATATTTTTGTACCCAGGTTACTATGCCTGGTATGAATTTAGCTGAAGTTAATGTACCTTATAGAGGTGTAAATCTTGCTATGACCGGTGATAGAATTAACTTCGAAGATCTTGCTATAAGATTTAATGTGACTGAAAATATGGAAAACTATATTGAAATATTTAATTGGATGCATAGGATTATACAAGGGAAAAATGCTGAAGGCGAAAAGTATGATGCTACTCTTTTGATAATGTCATCTCATAATAACCTCACAAAAGCAATTAAATTTCAAGATGTATTTCCCACAAGTTTAACATCAGTTGAATTTAATTCACAATCAGCAGAAGTTGAATACTTACAAGCAGACGTAACGTTTAAATATACTCTATTTGAATTTGAATAAAGTCCTTTACTTTTATATCATTCTGTGATATAATATATAACATATGCCTGGAGACTATACATTATGAATTTAGAAGAAATACTAGCAATGTGGAAAAAAGATTCCGAGATTGATGAAGTCCAGTTGGATGAGGCATCAAGAGATTCTGCAAAGCTACATTCAAAATATTTAGATCTATATTCTGTAGCAAAAATAAAACAGAAAGATTTAGATCTTAAATTTAAAGTTATCCTACGAGATAAATTTAAACATTACAATGGTAAATTATCACAAGAAGAAATGGATAAAAAAGGCTGGGACTATGATCCCTTAGATGGATTAACTGTTTTAAAAGGTGACCTAGATAAATGGTATGATGCTGATGAAGTCATACAAGATCATCAAAGAAAAATAGCTTATAATGGTGAAATAGTTAACACCCTTAAAGAAATATTAGACAATATTAAATGGCGACATCAGAATATTAAAAATATGATTGAATGGAGAAAGTTTACTAGCGGTATGTAATGGAAACTATAACCTATACCAAAATTAACGAAACATTTTTAAAAATAGATTGCGAAGCTAGCACTGGGCAAGAATTATCTGAGCATTTTTGTTTCTACGTTCCTGGATATAAATTTATGCCGGCATATCGTAACAGAATGTGGGATGGTAAAATAAGATTATTCAATATGAGGGATAAAACTTTGTATTGTGGCCTTTTGCATTATTTAAAACAATTTTGTGCTGAAAGAGGGTATGAGATAAAAGTACACGATATCAATGGTTTAGATCAATCGCATGTAGCACAAAAGATGGATTTAGAAGCCTTTATATCAGAATTGGGCCCTAGCGTGAACGGAATAGGTATAATACCCAGGGACTATCAAATCGATGCACTCTCGCGCACTATTTCAGATGGCAAAACCCTATTATTATCACCCACAGCATCTGGAAAAAGTTTAATCATATATATGGCCATTAGATATTTCTTAAAATATTTTGAAGGTAAGGTATTAATCATTGTCCCTACTACTTCTTTGGTAGAACAAATGTATAGTGATTTTGATGACTATTCTAAACTAGATGATTTATGGAATGCCAACGAAGAATGTCATAGAATATATTCTGGTAAAGAAAGATTTAGTATACCACAAAGAGTTGTTATTAGTACTTGGCAATCGATTCATAAATTTCCTGGTGATTGGTTTACTGAGTATGGCATGGTTGTTGGAGATGAGGCTCATCAATTTAAAGCTAAATCATTAACATCTATTATGGAAAAATGTGTTAATGCAGCATTTAAATTAGGTACAACCGGTACATTAGATGGTACACAAACTCATCAGTTAGTATTAGAAGGTTTATTTGGTCCTGTTTATAAAGTTACTACATCAAAAGAATTAATGGATAAAGGTTCACTAGCACAAATGGATATATCCATATTGCTTTTAAAATATAAAGATGAGTATTGTCAAAAAGTTTCTAAAATGAAATATCAAGAAGAATTAGATTTTATTGTAGCATATCAGGCAAGAAATAACTTTATAAGTAACTTAGCATTAGATCAAAAAGGTAATACATTAGTGCTATTTAATTATGTAGAAAAACATGGTAAACCTTTACACGATTTACTAAAAGAAAAAATAAATCCAGATAGAAAACTTTTTTACGTTTCAGGAGAAACAAAAGTAGATGATAGAGAAAATATTAGAGCTATTACGGAAGAACAAAACGACGCGATTATTGTTGCTTCTCTTGGTACTTTTTCAACTGGTATTAATATTAAACGACTTCATAATTTAATATTTGCTTCACCATCAAAAAGCCAAATAAGAGTATTGCAATCTATAGGACGAGGTTTAAGAGTAAGTGGTGATGATATAAATACTAAGGTATACGATATTGCTGATGACTTACACTGGAAATCAAAGAAAAATTATACACTAAATCATGCGGGCGAAAGAATAAAAATATATTCTAAAGAACGCTTTAAATTCAACGTTTACGATATAAATATATAATACTATGTTAACTAAAGAAAATAATTTAAATATAAGACAATTCAAGCTTTTGAATGGAGAAGAAATTATAGCTCTAGTAAATGAAAAAACAGATACTGGAGAATATATAATTGAAAGACCATTTAAGGTAAACTCTGGAATGATAGGAGGTTTTTACTTTGTTCCATGGTTTCCATTTTCATCGCAAAAATTATTTAAGTTAACAAAAGAAAAAATAATATATCATGTAGAATTAGATGAAGATATAAAACAAGAATATATAAAATTAGCTAAAGAAGGAGCAAGACCTAGACCCTCTGCTAGCTTAAAAACGGCAGAAGAAATGGTTGATCAACTTGCTAATGAAATGGGATTAGACGAAATCGAATCCTTTGAAGAAGACATTGAAGTACCTAAAACAGTACATTAATTAGTATACCTCTATCCTCCCCGGATGACTATATTATTATATCACAGTTTTAGTCAAATGTAAAGGACTTTTTGCAAAAAATATCTGTTTACTTTTCAATGAAAATATGTTATAATAGATTATTATGGAGAAAATGTAATGACTAAAGATAAAACCAAAAAAGCGCATTATATCAATAACAAAGATTTTTCGCTTGCCGTTGTTGAATATGTTACTGAATGTAATGCAGCCAAAGCCAAAGAAAAACCTGTTCCAAAAGTTACTGACTATATTGCAACATGCTTTTTAAAAATTTCTGAAGGTCTAAGTCGTAGACCAAACTTTGTGCGCTATACATATAGAGAAGAAATGGTAATGGACGCAGTTGAAAATTGCTTAAGAGCTATAGGTAATTATAATATTGAAACTGCAACTAGAACTGGCAAACCAAATGCCTTTTCATACTTTACTCAAATTTGTTATTTTGCTTTTATACGAAGGATAGCAAAAGAAAAAAGACAACAAGATATTAAGTTTAAGTTTATTGAAAAAATGGGTATTGAAGATTTTGTACAAATGGGTATGGATTCAGATGGTGCTGAACAAACCATGCAATATGTTGATACATTAAGACAAAGAATTAGTAGAGTAAAAGATACTGATAAAGCCATTAAAGAATTTGCAAAGGAAGAAAAAGCTAAGTTAAAAAAACTTGAGCTATTCATGGTATGAAAATAGCAATTATAAACGACACTCATTGTGGTGTCAGAAATTCTAGTGATATATTTCTAGATTATCAGGCTCGTTTTTATGAAGAAATATTTTTTCCATATTTAAAAGAGCATAACATTAAACAAATCCTACATTTAGGAGACTACTATGAACACCGAAAATTTGTTAACTTTAAAGCTCTTAATGCTAACCGTAAGCATTTTCTTGAGCCTATGCGTGATGCCGGTATTACTATGGATATTTTTCCCGGAAATCATGATGTCTACTTTAAAAATACAAATGAGTTGTGTTCCCTCAAAGAATTGTTGGGCTACTTTACATCCAATATAAACATCATAATGAAACCAACCGTATTGGATTATGACGGTTTAGGTATAGCAGTTATTCCATGGATTAACAATGGTAATTATAAAGAGTATACTGATTTTGCTTTAAAATGTAAAGCTGATATTCTTGGTGCTCATTTGGAATTAAAAGGATTTGACATGATGGCAGGGATGCCTAATCCACATGGTATGAATGCAGATATATTTGAAAGATTTGATATGGTATTGTCAGGTCATTTTCATACTAAATCTAGTAGAGATAATATTCACTACCTAGGATCTCAAATGGAATTTACATGGGCTGATGTAGACGATCCAAAGTATTTCCACGTATTAGATACTGAAACAAGAGAATTAACTCCTGTTCGCAATCCAATTACTATATTTAAAAAGTTTGTTTATGATGATAAAAAACATGATTATAGTAATATAAATATTAATGAGTTCGAAAAGAAATTTGTAAAGATCATTGTACTAAACAAAACTGACCTTTATATGTTTGATAGGTTTATCGATAAATTACAATCGGTTGAAACTTATGAGCTCAAAATAGCTGAAAACTTTGAAGAGTTTCTTGGCGAAAGTGTAGAAGATGAAAAGGTGTCTTTAGAAGATACAACAGAAATGTTGGATTCCTATGTCGAAGCTGTCGACACTGATCTAGATAAAGAACACATCAAGGTGAAACTAAGAGAGCTATATACTGAAGCTCAAAATTTAGAGGTTGTATGATAAATTTTAAATCCGTAGAGTGGAAAAACTTTCTTTCCACCGGTAACGAATTTATAACTATTGAACTTAACAGAACTCCATCAACTTTAATAGTAGGCCAGAATGGTGCTGGTAAATCTACTTTATTAGATGCACTATCCTTTGGTTTATTTGGTAAAGCACATAGGGATATTAAAAAAGATCAATTAATAAATTCAATTAATAAAAAGCAAACTGTAGTAGTAGTTAAATTTGATATTGGTGGCCAAAAGTTTAAAGTTGTAAGAGGTATTAAACCAGGCAAATTTGAAATATGGCAAAACGGCCATCAAATAAATCAAGCGTCTAATGCTAGAGATCATCAAAAGTTTTTAGAACAAAACATTCTAAAATTAAATCATAAATCATTCCATCAAATAGTTGTATTGGGATCTAGTTCCTTTATACCTTTTATGCAATTACCAGCATGGTCAAGAAGAGAAGTAATAGAAGATCTATTGGATATTAATGTCTTTTCAAAAATGAATCAAATTTTAAAAGAAAGAAATGCTACAATTAGAAATAATTTAGTTGATATAGACCACAACTTGGATTTAGTTAAAACTAAAATGAACGGCCAAGAAAAATATATCAAAGACCTTAATGCTATAAATAAAGATCAAATTGATAAAAAGAAACAATCTATTGAAGACCATTCTTCTAGAATAAAAGATATTTTTAAAGAGTCAAAAGATCTAGGTAATAATTTAGCGGCATCATTAAAATCAGAACAAACTAATTATGAAAAACAATTGGATCAAATTTCCAGTTATAAATCTCATGATCAACAATTAAATAATAAAATCAAAGCATTAGTACAGGAAGCTAAATTCTATGAAGAAAATGACCAATGCCCAACGTGTGACCAACCGATCGAAGAGTCGAAGAAGACAACAAAGATTGAGGGAATCAAAACTGACGCAGCCGCAATTCAACAAGAAAAGTCTGACCTAGATAGAAAATTAAGTGTATTAAATACAACCACTAAATCTATCAATCAAAGCATTGAAAAACTTAGACAACGACAAAACAAAATTAATTCTAACAATGATCAAATTAGTTTATTACAAAAAGAAATAGATAAGATACAAAAAGAAATAAATGGTTTAGTTGGTCAATCCGGAGATATTAAACAAGCTAAAAAAGAATTAACTAAATTAAGAAGTCAAAAAGATACTGAAACTGAAAGAAAGCTACAGCATGTAGAAGAAAGAACTTACAATGAAGTTATAGGCGAAATGTTAAAAGATACAGGCATTAAAACCAAAGTTGTAAAACAATATTTGCCAGTAATGAATAGACTTATTAATCAATATCTACAAGTATTAGATTTCTTTGTGGCTTTCCATTTAGATGAAAACTTTAATGAAACAATAAGATCAAGACACAGAGATACTTTTAATTATGCTTCTTTTTCAGAAGGAGAAAAACAAAGAATTGATCTATCTTTATTGTTTACTTGGAGACAAATAGCCAAGATGAAAAATTCAGCAGCAACTAATCTACTAATATTAGATGAAACGTTTGATTCAAGTTTAGATATTGATGGTGTTGAAAACCTAACTAAAATTCTTAGTACGTTAGATGATGATTCGAATGTCTTTATTATATCTCACAAAGGTGATGTACTAGAAAATAAATTTAGATCCAAAATTGAATTCTACAAGGATAGAAACTTTAGCAAAATCAAATAGCTTTTGTCCTCGTAGTTCAACTGGATAGAACATCGGCCTTCTAAGCCGAGGGTTGCAGGTTCGAGTCCTGCCGAGGACGCCAATATAATAAATAAGGATATGCAACATAATTACTTAAGATGTCGAACAAAAAATTGTAATTACACTGGCCCAGTACTTCATTTTGCTTTTATATATGGAACTACACTTTGTCCCTCCTGCGCTACAAAAACAGTATGGAAAAAAGGTATGGAAACTACTTATTCCCACAGGTAATAAGGATATAACCAAATATTATGAAAAAAAGTGAAAAAAAATGAAAAAAAACCTTTACATTTGCTAAAAACTGTGATAGAATATACATATTAAATAATTAAATAAGGAGTTAATTATGCATAATACCACAGTAGCCAAACTACTAGCCAAAGAAAATATCGAAGTCCAATACGGTAATTATAAAACCGCTTGGTTCGATATTCAATCACGTGTCCTAGGTCTTCCTATGTGGAAAGATATGGGTAAAGATGTACATGATCTTTTTGTAGGTCATGAAGTTGGTCATGCTTTATATACTCCTTTCGAAGGCTGGCACGATACTCCTGAAAAATTAGAAGGTTGCCCACGTTCGTACATCAATGTAGTCGAAGATGCGCGTATTGAAAAAATGATTCGTAGAGAATATCCTGGTCTAGTAGCTCCTTTTGCTAGAGGATATAGAACTTTAGCTGATCAAGAATTCTTTGGCGATATATCAGATGTTGATTGGGATCAAGTAAAACTAATTGATAAAATAAATTTAAAGGCTAAGCTCAATAATCTTATTGAGGTTCCTTTTAATACCGAAGAAGCTACTCTTTTTAACAAAACAATGAATACTGAAACCTTTGCAGAAGTATTGGATGTTGTTAGAGAAATACTAGCTTATACTAAAGAGCATCAAGATGAATTGATGCAAAAACCAGAACCACAAGTAAGCCAAGGCGATGATTCCATTTCACCTGATGAAGGTGAAGAAAATATGGCACCACAAGGTCATGATGATACGGAAATGCCTGGCGACCAAGATCAAGGAAACGATAATGTCGAAGAGGACACATCAACGGAAGATGAAACGGACAACAGTGCAGGACAAGAAGAACAAGAAGGAGATTCCAGTTCTGATCAAACCGAAGAAACTGACCAGCCAGAAATAGGCGAAACTTCAGAAGCTAGCAAAACTCCAGAAGCAAATGAAGAAGATGTTTCTATAACAGATGAAATTTTCAGAAATTCAGAAGCTAGATTATTAGATGCTGATGAAGATGGAAATCAAGTTACAGTTGGAAGAGATAGAGGTAAAGAAAATGTTTCTTCAACAGTTATTCCTTATAGCAAACTTAGAGAATTAAGAGCTAAAGTATGGGCTCAACAAGAAGACTATATTGTTGATTCTCATAAAGATATTTTAGATGGATATGCAGAATACATGAGGTCAGTTAAAAAATCTGTTAATGTTGCCGTAAAAGAGTTTGAAATGAAAAAAGCAGCTTTTCAATGGCAAAGAGCTTCAACAGCAAAAACTGGTGTATTAGATACAAATTCATTACATCAATATAAAACACATGATGATATCTTTAAAAGAGTAACTCATTTGGCTGATGCTAAAAATCATGGAATGATTATGCTAATTGATTATTCTGGTTCAATGGCTTCAACATTGCCACAGGTTTTAGATCAACTTATTCATTTAGTTACCTTCTGTAAAGCAATCAATATTCCATTTGATGTATATGCATTTACTACAGAATTTGATGAGCTTAACCCAAGCCGAAAAATAAAAGATGGTGAAATTAGCTTTGACAATATGTCACTACCACAATTGATTTCATCTTCTTTGAGTAAAGCGCATTATGAAGAGGCTTTACAACATTTGTATATGAGAAAGCTTACATGTAATTGCAGATACAGCTGGGATGGACCTTCATATTACGATAGAGCTATTATTGCTAAAGTTGAAGACTTTGGTTCAACACCTTTAAATGCTGCTTTAATTGTAAGCCACACCTTAGTTAAGAATTTTAGAAGAAAGCATAACATTGATAAAATGAATTTAGTAGTTTTATCAGATGGAGATTCAAACAACCTACAGGTTTGTAGAGATTACAATTTAGAAGATAAGCATGCAGATACTATCAGCTCTTGGTCTGGTCCAATGAATATTCTTGTTGATAATAAGAAATTAAAAATTCAAGGTAGACGTACAAGTGCAACTAAAACTTTGTTAGAAAATCTTAAAAAGAGATATGGTGTAACTACTTTAGGATTCTTTATTGCTCAGGATCGTCATGATTGGTCTACTAAAATAGCTCAAATCGAAGGACAACAATGGATTGATAGACATTCACCAATGTATCAAGATTTTCAAAAGCAATATCGTAAAAATAAAGTTGCTGTAGCAAATAATACTTTAGGCTACGATAAGTTCTTTATGCTTAAGCCTGGTAAAGATTTATCAACTGAAAATGGAGAATTTTCCGAAGCAGTTACAGAAGATATGTCAACAGCACAAATTAGAAATAGCTTTAAAAAGTTTTCTAAAAACAAAAAGAACAACAAAGTGTTAATGAAACAGCTTGGAGGGGTTGTTGCTTAGTTATATTATTATAACAAAAAGATATAAAAAAAATGAAAAAAAATGAAAAAAAGCCTTTACATTTACTGAAAACTGTGATAGAATATACCTATATTATAAAATAAAAAAAGATAAGGAGTCTTTATTATGAATGAATTGAAAGTATCAAGTCAAAAAATCCTTGAGGAATTGTCCACAAGGTTTCCTGGCAAGCAGGAATTTAGAACCCGTGAAGTTAAAGAAGCGGCTCAATCTCTTGGATATACCGGCAAAGACTGGAATCCAATATTTAATTCTGCTGAAAAGATTGGTAGAGGTGTCTACAATCTTTCTTCGCTTATCAAGCCAGTTGAACAACCAATTGTAAATTCAAATGTTGTTGCAATGGCGCCACAATCAGTAGTCAATAAGGAAAGAACTTATGCTGCTATTGATCCTACGTTTGTACCATGGGGATCATTTTCTGATGTTAAGAAAGTAATCCAATCTGAAATGTTTTATCCAATCTATATTTCTGGTCTTTCCGGAAATGGTAAAACATTCATGGTTGAACAGGCTTGTGCCAAGCTTAAAAAAGAATTCATAAGAGTTCAAATCAATCCTGAAACTGATGAGGATGATTTGATTGGTGGATTCAGATTAGTAAATGGAGAGACAGTATTCTCCAAAGGTCCAGTTCTTAAAGCTATGGAAAATGGAGCAATCCTTCTCCTAGACGAAATTGATAGGGCTACTAATAAAATCATGTGTCTTCAAGGAATCCTTGAAGGTAAGCCAGTCCTAGTTAAAAAGACTGGTGAAGTTGTAGAACCTGCTCCAGGTTTCAACATTATAGCTACTGCCAATACTAAAGGCAAAGGCTCAGAAGATGGTAGGTTTACTGCTGCTTCTATTATTGATGAAGCTTTCCTTGAAAGATTTACAATTTCAATTGATCAACAATATCCTTCAGCTGCGATTGAAAAGAAAATCGTAACCAAGCATTTCGAAAAGTTTGGTGTTAACATCAATGATGATATTGAAGAATTTACTTCTAAGCTTATTGATTGGGCTGACATTATAAGAAAAACTTTTTATGATGATGGAGTTGATGAAGTGATTTCAACTCGTAGGCTTTGCCACATTGTTCAAACTTACTCTATCTTTAATGATAGAATGAAAGCGATCAACCTTTGTATTGCTAGGTTTGATGAAGATACTAAGGAAGCATTCTTAGATCTTTACACTAAAGTAGATTCTGGTGTAGATATGTCAACTCCAGAAATTGATGAAGTTTTAGATAGTGAGGAGGATCTATATTGATAGATTATAAATTTAATGAAAAGGAGTTGTGTGAGCAGCTCCTTGAATATATTAACAAAACATATGATGGACATTATTCCAAAAATAAATTTCAATCAACAGAATTTATTGTGGATTGTGGCCATGGTGAAGGTTTTTGTATCGGTAATATACTTAAGTATGCTCAACGATATGGAAAAAAGAATGGGTACAATAGAGCTGATCTAATGAAAGTACTCCATTATGCAATAATAATGTTAAGTGTGCATGATAGCCGCTTAACCAATAAAGAGGAAGGATAATGAATATATCTGATGAAACACTTGATGTGTTAAAAAACTTTGCCTCGATTAATCCTAATATAGTAATTAATCCTGGGCAAAATATAAAGACGATCTCAGAAGCAAAAAACATTATGGCTTCAGCGGAAATAGTGGAAGACTTTCCACAAGAATTTGGAGTCTACGACTTAAACGAATTTTTGTCAGTTCTATCGCTTGTACAACCAGCTGATTTAAGCTTTGATGATAAGTTTGTTACTATCAGTAGCACAGGCGACAATAGATCTAAAATCAAATACTTCTTTTCAGAACCTGAAATTCTTACAACTCCACAAAAGGATATTAATATGCCTGAATGCGAGTTTGGTATTTCAATTACTGAAAGCGTACTTGATCAAATACGTAAGGCAGCAGCTGTGCTTGGCCATACGGAATTAGTATTAACTGGTGACAATGGAGTAGTAACTGCAACAGTTCTCGATGATAGAGATTCTACTGCAAATACATTCTCTATGGAACTGGACGGTGATAACGAATGTAAGAATGAATTTAAATTTGTTGTCAATATTGCTAACCTTAAATTACTACCTGGTGATTATTACGTTAGCATCTCTTCTAAACTTATAAGTAATTGGACTAACGTTTCACGTGCAGCTCCTGTAAATTATTTTATAGCTTTAGAGAAAACAAGCGAGTTTCATGTATAAATATATTATACAGAAATGTTTCTCATTTAATTATGAGGATAAGGTGGAAGATGCGAATTATCGGTCTTCCTTATTTAGTCTACTTGCAAGGAGAAAAAAATGACTGAAGAAGTAAATGCCGCTGCTGAAGAAGCAGCTCCTCAACTTACCCTTGGGGATATTGCCACTGTGGTACAGATTATTGATCTAGTATCAAGACGTGGTGGATTTGAAGGCCAAGAACTGGAAACAGTTGGCGCCTTAAGATCTAGGGTAGTTAAATTCCTTGAAGCTAACAAACCTGCCGATGGTGAAACACCTGAAGGCGCGGTTCCTGTTGCTGAGGAAGCTGAAGCTGACGAAGCTGAAGCATAATCGGAGGGAGCTTCGGCTCCCTTCCAATTTTTATTATAGGATTATATTATGGAAACAAATGATAGAGCAACTCTGCTCGATGCACTTAAAAAAGGTACAGTAACTGTATCATTTACAAAACTAGACACAGGGGAACTTCGTGTTATGCCCTGCACTCTCAATCCTGAAGTACTTAAAGCAAATGGTGTAGATACCACTATTGATTATAGCGGAAAAGATATGGAGCACTATGCTGTTTGGGCATTAGATAAAAATGCTTGGAGATCTTTTCGCCTAGATACTGTTCAAGGTTGGGAGGTACTTTAATGCAAGAATTTTTATGGGTCGAGAAGTATCGACCAAAAACAATCGACGAATGTGTCTTGCCTTCTAGCATAAAAGAAAATTTCCAAAAGGTATTAATACAAGGGGAATTGCAAAACATGATGCTAACAGGGACAGCGGGCACAGGAAAGACCACCGCAGCAAAAGCATTATGCAATGAGCTTGGACTGGATTACTTATTGATTAATGGTTCAGAAGAATCTGGCATTGATACCTTAAGAAATAAAATTAAACAATTTGCTTCAACCGTTTCATTACAAGGTGGATATAAAGTAGTTATATTAGATGAAGCAGATTATTTAAATCCACAATCTACACAGCCAGCTCTTCGTGGTTTTATTGAAGAGTTTTCTGCTAATTGTAGATTTATCTTAACTTGTAATTTTAAAAATCGTATTATTGAACCATTACATTCTCGTTGTACAACAATTGAATTCAATATACCAAAGAAAGAAGCTGAAAGATTAGCTTCTGTTATGATGGCTCGTTTAATGCTTATCCTTGATGATGAAGGTATAAAATACGAGCATTCAGTCCTAGCAGAATTAATTATGAAGCATATGCCTGATTGGCGCAAAGTTATAAATGAACTTCAAAGATATTCTGTAAGTGGTGTTATTGATTCTGGAATATTGGTACAACTATCAGATGTATCAATGACAAATTTAGTATCTTTTCTTAAGGAAAAGAATTTCAAACAAATGCGTAAATGGGTTGCTGATAATATGGATAGCGAACCAGTTGCTATATATAGAAAACTATACGATAACATGAATGAGTATGTTGAAGCTCAATCTATACCACAATTGGTTCTTATATTAGCTGATTACCAATATAAGAATGCATTTGTAGCAGATCATGAACTTAATACAGTTGCATGTTTAACCGAAGTAATGGCAGGAGTAAAATTCAAATGAAAATACCAAATGAAGTAGAAATCTTAAAGCATAACGTAAAAGAACTACAAAGTCAACTACATTCAGCTCAAATAAGAATTGCAGCTTTAAATTCTAAATTAGTAGAATATAGAACTAAATATCGTGATCTTGTAGACAATAACGAATATAAAGAAAAATATCGTAATGCAATTGATGCGCAATTAGATTATAGAATGACACAAAAAAGTTTAACTGAGCTTAATTACGACGGTAACGAAACACGTGGCAGGTACGGAGAAGATGAATCCATTTGATTATTTAAATGCTATCAATATGACCAAAAAAGATATAATGGTCGATGATATAGCAGAAAAAGACTATAATTCTTTTATGGTTAATCGTGGATTATCATATTTTGCTGATACTGTTTTATATGCCAATGAAATGAATAGACACCATCAGATAGATGGGCGTCTTCAATTTGATTTTTTTATAAATATAATTAGAAAGAAGAAAAGGTTTTCAAAGTGGTTTAAATCTACTGAAGATGAAAACATTAGTATTCTAAAAGAATATTATGGATATAGCAATGAAAAGGCTAAATCTGTTTTATCATTATTAAGTATTAATCAAATTGAAGATTTGAAACAAAGGATTTATAAAGGTGGAAGAACAAAAGCAAATAAGTAATTGGCAGCCTGATATGATGCTGGAAATTACGCTCAACGAACCTGATGACTTTCTCAAAGTAAGAGAAACACTAACTAGAATTGGTGTTGCTTCTAGAAAAGATAATAAGTTATTTCAGTCATGTCACATATTGCACAAACAAGGAAGATACTTTATTGTGCATTTCAAAGAATTATTTTTATTAGATGGCAAACCATCTAATTTATTAGAAAACGACGTACAACGTAGAAATACTATTGCTGTGCTTCTAGCTGATTGGGGATTAATATCATTACTCAATCCAGAGGCAGCAAAGGATGTAGCTCCGTTAAGACAAATAAAGGTTATACCTTTTAAAGACAAGTCTCAATGGGAACTATGTCCTAAGTATAATATTGGAAACAGTAGTAAAGATTAAAGTACTAAATTATATACTTTATGTAGTCTACCTGATTTCATGAATTTGTGAAATTGTTTAAATTTTGATTTTAAATATTTTTGCATAGTATTATTTATATAACTTTGTAACATAACTGTAACATTACTAGGAATTAAAGTTGTATAAATATAATTGAAGAATGCGGCATTGGGCCGGTTCTCGACAACCTTGCTATTTAATAGGAGGAAAATAAAATGGTAAGAAATACAATGAACGTACCACGTTCTTTATTCGTAGGCTTTGAGCCTTTATTGGATGAATTGGAAAGAATTCATTCTAACGGTCGTACTAACGATAACTATCCACCACACAATGTTGTGAAGATCGATGAAGAAAAATTCTTAATCGAGATGGCTTTGGCCGGCTTCAAACAGGAAGACATATCAGTCGAGGTTAAGGATGGAATATTGAAAGTCAAAGGTGAAATGCCAGCTGATGAACGTGAGTTTGCGTATAAAGGTATATCGTCCCGCAAATTTGAGAAGAGCTTCCGCCTCTCAGAATTTGTCGTAATAGACGGTGCTGATCTAAAGGATGGAATACTTGTAGTGTATGCTAGAGTTGAACTTCCTAAAGAGAAGCGTCCTAGGAAGATCGAAATAGGGTCTGCTGGGGCATCAACAAAGAAAGAATTTCTACAAGAATAGGAGTTCTCAATTAGCGAAAACTCAGTAGATAGTTGGAACACTTTTTACTGGAGATAAATAATGACGAAGATTATAGCTTATGTTCATGATCATTCGATTTATGATATCGCTAAGACCTTTTGTGAGATTATGGAACCTGTATTGATTTTTGCCGTGTGTCTGGGAACAGCACCAGCATTAATCTGGTTAGCCCAAATGTCATACTAGGTTAAAGCATGATCGAGGGAGGGAGGTAAAACTCCCTCTCATTTTATGAAAAAAAACCTTTACATTATGCGAAAAATGTGTTATAATAATACTCTATATTATGGAAATACTGCATGAATTTTTACACTAACATTACTCGTTATGGCAATATGATTCTCCTTCGTGGATTTGAAAATGGCCAACGCATCAGTCGTAAAATCAAATATCAACCAACTCTTTTTGTAAGTTCTCCAAAGGGAACATGGACTTCTTTGTCTGGAGTTAAATGTGAACCACTTAGATTCGAATCTATGAGGGATGCTAAGAATTGGGTTGATGAAAATAAGCAGGTAGCAGGTCGCCAAATCTTTGGAAACACTCGCTATCTTTCTTCTTTTGCGAATGATTACTACCCAGGGAAAATCAAATTTGATCGTAACCTAATTAACGTAACCTCTATTGATATTGAGGTTGCTTCTGATGATGGCTTTCCAGAGCCACAAGATGCTAACAAACCAGTTACTGCTATTACAATAAAAAATAATATTGACAACACATATTATGTGTGGGGTTGCGGTGACTATGATGTTTCGAAATCTTTAATGAAAACTAATCGTGTTGTTTACTTTAAATGCGATACCGAAGCTATGCTTCTTACTAAATTTATTGAACATTGGCGAATACCTTCAAATACTCCGGACGTAATTACTGGTTGGAATTGTCGATTCTTTGATATGTCTTATCTTATAAATCGTATCAATAAGCTTATGCCAGGAGAAGCCAATAAGCTATCTCCCTGGGGTATGGTTGATGAACGCAATATTACAAAAATGGGTCGAACTCAATATGGCTTTTCGATTGGTGGTATTGAAATACTTGACTATTACGAACTGTTTAAAAAGTTTGGTTATTCGTACGGTCCGCAAGAATCGTACAAACTAGATCACATTGCTAATATTGTACTTGGCGAAAAGAAACTATCGTATGAAGAACATGGATCACTACATAGTCTATACAAGTTTGATTACCAAAAGTTTATTGATTACAACATTAAGGATGTGGAATTAGTTGAACGCATCGAAGATAAAATGGGACTAATTACTTTGGCTATGACTATAGCATACAAAGGTGGTGTCAATTATACCGATACGTTTGGCACTACTGCAATATGGGATACGATTATTTATCGTGATCTTTATGAAAACAAAGTAGCCATTCCATTTGCAGAAGATAAAATTAAAACACCATATCCTGGTGGCTATGTTAAAGAACCAATCATAGGACTACATCGTAATGTAGTTTCCTTTGATTTAAATTCACTATATCCTTCTTTAATTATGCAATACAATATGTCTCCTGAAACAATTGCCACAGGAGAAATGGCTAACTTAGACGTGGATTCAATATTAAATAATCCTTCTATAGTTAATAACAATGGAAAGGCTGTTGCGGCAAATGGCCAATACTTTAATATAAATAAATTAGGTGTGTTGCCGAAGATCATTAATGATCTTTACACTGAACGCGTTGATATCAAAAAGGCAATGCTTGACTCTCAACGTGAATTACAAAAGGTAGACAAAAATGATAAACAAGACTTATATCGAATCGAAAGAGATATTACCATTAACGAGAATAGGCAAATGGCTATTAAAATTCTCCTTAATTCTCTTTATGGCGCTTTGGGCAACAAATACTTCCGATTCTTTGATCAACGAATTGCCGAAGGAATTACTCTTACCGGACAACTTACTATACGATGGGCTGAAAACGCGGTCAATCAATACCTTAATCGATTGCTCAACACTTCGACCGATTATGTTATCGCAATCGACACAGACAGCGTGTATGTTAGCCTAGATGCTTTAGTACAAAAGTTTAAACCAACTAACGTTACTGATTTTCTAGATAAAGTTTGTTCTGAAAAACTAGAACCAGTATTGGCTGAATCATATGCTTATATGTTTGAAACCCTAGGTGGTATTGAAAACAAAATGGTTATGAGTAGGGAAGTTATTGCTGATGTTGGTATATGGACTGCCAAGAAAAGATATATTCTAAATGTTCAAGATAACGAAGGTGTTCGCTATGCAGAGCCTAAACTAAAAATCATGGGTATTGAAGCTATTAAATCTTCTACACCTATGCCATGTCGTGATGCTCTAAAAGCTATATTCCAAGAAATTGTTTCTGGTTCTGAATCACATGTACAAAAATCTATTGATCAATTTAAAACATATTTCAAATCATTACCACCAGATCAAATTGCTTTTCCTAGAGGTATAACTAATATAAGATCATTTAAAGATAATCAAACAATATACAAAAAAGGTACACCAATTCATGCTCGTGGTGGATTATTATATAATAAAATGTTAATTGATTTGTCTTTACAAAAAAAGCATCAGCAAATTGGAAATGGTGATAAGATTAAATTTGTTTACTTAAAAACACCAAATGTTTTGAAAGAAAATGTTATCAGCTTTCCAGAATATTTGCCTGAAGAGTTTGGTTTGCATAACTATATTGATTATGATTTGCAATTTCAAAAAACTTTTCTAGATGCGATTGATCCAATACTAGATGCGATTGGATGGTCCTCAAAAGAGGTAGCAAACTTAAATGACTTTTTTGCATAAAAGGGTTTACTTTTTAATTAAACTGTGTTATAATATACACATTGGAGAAAAAAATGAAAAATATACAATTACTTAGATTAACATCAGGTGAAGAAGTTATTGGTAATGTATCTGATACTGATGATAGTTGGTATGTTGAAGATGCAATTGTCATGATTCCAGCCGGTGAAGGCAAACTTGGCTTTATGCCATGGATGCCATATACAAACGCTAAAGATGGTGTTGAAATACCAAAGAAACATGTTATGTTTGTGGTTGAACCTATTGATGATCTAAAAGAACAACATAGGCAAGCAACGTCTGGTTTAGTTGTACCAAAGCAGGGAATAATAAAATGAGTAAAGACTGGGTAAAAGATATACACCTAATGCAAGGTAAATATCTAACACGCCAATGGGTTAAAGATAATCCAGAAAAATGGAAAGCTTTTCTAGATTTTAGAATTGATTTTATAAGAGAAGAATTAGAAGAAACAGAAGCAGCATTAGTTAATATGGATGCTGAAGAAATAGTTGATGGTCTTATTGATTTATGTGTAGTAGCAATTGGTACACTTGATGCTTTTGGTGTTAATCCATACAAAGCATGGGATGAAGTACTAGAAGCTAATATGGCAAAAGAAGTTGGTAAAAAGCCATCAAGGCCAAATCCACTTGGTGTTCCAGATCTAATTAAACCTGATAATTGGAAAGGACCAAGCCATAAAGGAAACCATGGTAAGCTTAACAATATTCAATAGTATATACGATAATAAAACTCATCAAAGAATGGATTATGATTCTTTCGATGAGTTTGAATCTGTATTATTTAAATTGTCTGAAAGTACAAAATATCCAACCAAAAAAGATGCACCATTAATTAGTCCAGCAATTTACAAAAAAGATTCTACTCGTTGTAATGATGGAGTTACTGCTTGGGCTGGTTGGTGTGCAGTAGATGTCGATGTTGAAGTAGAATCTGAACCATGGAAAGAATATAAACACATAAAATATAGTACTGCATCTTCAACTGAAGATTTACCAAAATTTAGATTGGTATTTCCACTTACAAGATATGTTGATAAAGAAGAAATTAAACACTTTTGGTTTGCTCTTAATATAGAATTAGGAGAGGTTGGTGATGCTCAAACTAAAGATTTATCTCGTATGTACTATATTCCAGCACTATATGATGGTGCATTTAATTTTATCGAAAAGAATGATGGTATAATTATGGATCCTACAATACTTATGGAAAAACACAGGTATGTAGTTTCTGAAGGTAGCTTTTTTGATAAACTACCTCCAGCGATTAAACAAGGTTTAATGGACCATAGAAAAAATCAATTAAATAACACAAATTATACTTGGACAAGTTATAAAGATTGTCCATTTGTAAATCAGAAAAAAGTTGAAGAGTATAAAGTTTTAACTGATGGTTGGTATTATGCATTATATCAACTTATGGTTTCTATTGCTGGTAATGCGATATCAAAAGGTTATCCTATTACTGCAAAAGAAGTAGAGTATCTAATAAGAGGTTTAGATGCT